GGTAATCTTCTTCGAGCGGGTCCGCAACGCCTTCGGAGACCGATTCATCCGAATACGGCTCGGTAAAGACCGCCGTCTTCACGATTTTTTGCTGCTGCGCGATCACGCGCTGCCCCATTGTGATGAACAGCGGCAGCTTGGCCGCGATGTCCGCGTCGCTCGTATACGGCGCGATGGCCAGATCGTTCTCGTCCAATAAGGCCAGCGTTTTGATTTTACAATCCCCGACGGTCATAGGTTACTCCTCAATTCTTAAACCGGAAGCCCCGGAATCCCGGGGCCCCCGGCTTATTTGTTGATTTATCTCAACTGGATCGGCATGATCGAGACGTCGGCGCCCGCGTCGCTGGTGATGTTGAAATAGCCCGTTGTCTGACCGTACCGGGACGAATCGAGCTCGAACGCGACGTACTGCTGGACGGTTTCGACCGGCTTCGGTACCGTGATTTCGAGGTTCGCGGCAGCGGCATTGACGCCGGTGCCCTTCGCGATAATGACCTTTTTGTCGGCGGCGTTCGCGTTGGTCGCGATGAAGGCAAGCCGCTCGTCCTTCCCGATCGGGACCGTGCATCCGCCGGTTGTAATGGCGGTGAAGGTCGCGGCCACGGCGGTATTCATGGCGGTCGGTTTGATTGCTGCGATTGCTGTTACAGACATATTGTTTTCATTCCTTTCGTTATGCGGTTAAATTAGATCACGCAGCGCGTGATTTTATGCATAGGATGTGATCGGAACCTTGACAAGCTCCTGGGCCCTGACCACGTCCGCGCCGTAGAGATGGGTCGCGCGGATGATGTCGCCGAGATAGTTGCTTTCGCGGAACTTCTCGACGCTGTTGACCTGCTCGAACAGCGCGAGCGCGCCTTTGCTCATGACCATGCAGCAATCGCTCGTCCCGTCGTTGTAGATGTTGTTGGAGACGTAAATCTCCATGCCGGTCCAGCGGCCCATGCGGCCGCGTTCGACGACGGACGTGTTATCCGTCAGCTCGGCGCCGACGGCTTCGCGCAGGCGCGTCCAGGCCTTCGGGGTAATGACGGCGACGCATTGGTCGAAAGCGACGTCCTTCATCATCAAAAGCTCCTGGGCGGAGAGCAGCGTCCGGGCGATGGTGGTCTTCGAGAGAGAGGTAACGGCCGTGATCGCCTGACCGGCGCCGACGACCTTTCCGGCGATGTAGGCGTCGATCGAGTTCGCCATCGCTTCGGCGGTCTCGGCGTTCAGTGCTTCGACGTAGCCGTCAAGCGCCTGGACCTTCTCGACGTCGTCGACCAGGTAATAGGCGTAATCGAGCCGGTCGATCTTGATCAGCGTCGAATTGTCCGCGACGTTCTCCGGAGTGGAGAGCGCCGTCTTCGGATTGGTGATCTGCCCGACGGTCGGACGGCCGACGCCCAGGATTTTAACGGTCTCACCGAGCTTCGCGGCGCCGGAGCTCTTTTCGTGTCTGCGGTTGCAGAGGTTTGTGAACACCATCTTGCGCTTCAGCGCGGTTTCGATGTGCGCGCTCCATACGATGGGTTTAAAATTATCAGCCATAGCTTAATCGTCCTTTCATTGTCCGGCTTTCGCCGGCGTTTACCACTTTTTCATGGATTTTGTAATGACTTCGAGATTTTCGTTGATCTCGTCCCGGGTCATGTGGTCGACTTCGGCGGACGTGTAGAAATCTTTCTTCGGCGTTCCGCCTTTGCTTGCCACGCTCGGCGGCGGCGTCGCTGCCGGTGTTGCGGTCGTTGTCTTCTTGTAAAGCTCGTACCGCTCCGAAATCGGCAGCTCCGGGTTTAATTTCTTGTTAAATTCCGCGAACGCGGAATCTTTTTTGAGTTTTTCGACGTCTACGCCTACTTTCGAGAGTTCGGCGGCCTCGTCGTTCAGTTTCTTCGCGGCCGTGAGTTCTTGATAGCAGATTTTATCGCGCTGCGTTCTCAACGGGATCGGCTTATCAGCCAGCCGTTTAAGTTCCGCTTCGATGTCTCCGCTTTCGATCACTTCGGCGGCGTCCGCCTTCCCGAGAATCTCCATATCGCGGGACGCGGTCTGCCTTGCAATTGCGTCGGACAACGGGATATTATTCGCCGTTGCCATGATCTGCGCGGCGGCGAGATTGATGTCAGCCGGAAGGCCGATCGCTTTCAGGTTCGCGGCGGTTTCCTCGTCGCGTTTCTTATAGCGTTCAAGCTCCTTCGTGTATCTCGCTGTCGCTCGGTTGATTGCGTCGGAGACCTCTTTCGGAGTCGTCTTCGCGGCCGGTTCGGTTCCCGGCGTTTCCGGTGCTCCGTCCGTTTTGGTCCCGTCCGTGAACGGGTTCACTTCGGGCGCCTTCGCGGCTTCCGGCGCTGTTGCCCCTGCGGTCGCGGTTCCGCTCGTTGCGGGCGCTGCCGCGGGTTCGGTTACGGTAGCGGCGACACTACCGCCGGCGCCTGTTTCATCGCCGGCATTATCAGCCATGAATTCAAACATCGTTTACAGCTCCTTTTCTGTTTTGGGCGGCGAACTCCCGGACAGATAACCCTTTTTCAGCCTTTTATGATAAAAGCGTTATGCTTTTTCACCGTTCCTGTAGGGAAAGGTCTTGACCTTTCCGAGCGAACACGATCTTAAACCGTGTTCGCGGAAGATTGATGTCAATCTGAAAACTTTTATTCACGCCGAAGGTGCTGTTGACCGGAGCATTTTCGCGGGCTGTGAGCCCGCATCGGTCACGGTCCGACGGAAGAGTCAAGACCCTTCCCTACATGATCGGCGTCTGCTGTGTCTGACGCTGCGCGTGTGATTTTTACATCCACTGCCACATCGTCTTCGTCGATCTTCTCAATAACACTTTGCTATACTTGTTTCAACGTCAGATTGTCGGTGCAGCTTGCGCATTGTCCTTTGCTAATAAGCAATTTCATATTTGTCCTTCCTTTCTTTGCCTCCCTTGTTAAAGGGAATGGGGGAAGGGAATTCACGAGTGAATTCCCCGGATGAATTGCAAGCAATTCATCTTCCGTCTGCAACGGTGGGGGGATTCACGGGCGATTGAGTCGGGCCGCGCCCGATATCGCCCCCTACATCATCGAACCGTTCGGCATTGAAGAAACGCCGCCGGTCTGCATCTGCCGCAGCTGCTGAACCTGCTGCATCACTTCCGGGGACAGCTGCGGCTGCATCAAGGCCTCTTCCCTTGCCCGGGCTTGCGCTTGCGCCTGCGCCTGTTTTTGCGCCCGGGCCTGCGCTTCGGCCTGTTCCTTTGCCTGTTTCGCGGCGAGCTCCTGACGTTTATGCAGGATGTTTTTGAGGATCTGTTTCGGCGCGATCGAGCCCTCGGGCAGCGCTTCGACAAGTTCCTCAAACGTGATGTACTTCGCGGCCAGGTAGTTTTCAAGCGTCTGCTCCACCGCGATCTGCGAATATGTCGATGTCGGTGACACTTCTATCTTGACGTTGACTTTGAGATTATCGAGCGTCATTTTGTCGATCACAACGGACTGTGTGCTGCCGTCCGGGTTCTTGACGTTGACAATCTTTCCTTCCGGACCTGTGTAAACCGTCCAAATTTCGAGCAAAATTCGCGCGATGTCTTCGACGAATTGCTCGTGCTGCTGCATCTGCAGTGACATGATCTGCGCGCTTGCGTCCTGAACGGCCATAATTGCCCGGCCTGACGTCTTTTCGGGGTCCACCTTGCCGAGCGCGGCTTCGGACGCGCCGCTCTGCTCCTGCGTCATTTTCATTAAATCCTCGGATAGCATCGCGACATCCTGCGACATCGTGCTCGGATTTATATAACCGATAACGTCCTGAATCCGGAGCTGACCGCGGATCGCAATCTTCGCGCCGACATTGTCGAGCTCGTCCGGGTTGTCGATCATGCTCTCGTTATAGACCATTTTCGGATATGCCGTCTCCATGACCTTTACGGCCCGGCGGGCGAGCGTCTTGTTATACTCGACCTGGTTCGGAATCTGCGCGGCCACAATGCCGTTGCCCCTTGCGCTGTTCTTGACTTCTTCCCAACTCATTTTCGCGATAGGATAGAGCGAAAGCCCGGTTGCCTTGTCCGGCATGATCACACAATGCGAGACAGATTTCCGCATCATGATTTTCCCGTCTTCTCCGCGCCAGTATTTCAGAATGACAAGCGCCTTGCCTTCGTCCGGCCCTGTCGTTTCGAGCTCCTTGTCTCCGGCGTCATTCGCCTGCCCCTCGGTCTGCTCGTCGGACGTGATGCTTTCGAGCTCGTCATCCTTTACGCCGTTTTCTTTGGCCTCTTTGCGTAGTTCCGAGACCGGGCGCCGGTAGGAGATCAGGATATATTCCTGCTTTTGAACGTCGCTCTCGTTTTCGTCGCCGTAGAACACATTGACCGCGTCGACAATCTCCGGCGCCGGTTTCACATCGCCATCGCTCTCAATCTTCCCGGCAAAATGCAGCAGACCATCCCCAACTATAATCGCATCTCGGATCGCTCTCCAGCGCAGCGAATCGAGCTTTGTGTTTTCCCACGCCGCCGCTGCGTATGCGGTCAGGTTGTCGCAAGCCGTCTTCGCGTTTTCGAGGAATTCAGGCCGCGTGTTATCAGCCGGCAGGAATACGATACGCGTTGACCGCTGCCCGATCGTCGTCATTTTGTAAAGTACGTCCGGTTTGATGAAATTGATGAACGGCGGCCCATCCTCGCCAAAGACGTCGGACCGTTCGAGCCCTTCCCACTGACGGTCGTGGAAAAACTGCCACGCGTCCCGCGATCTCTTGATCACGCCCTGCGCCTGCAGATATCGGAACCCC